AACGTCATATTGCATCGTCATGATGCGGCCCTATTAAGAGGTTGCAAACGGAGTGGCAACAATGCCCGTGCCATTCACGGTGCCGGTGACCATGTACTTCAGCGCGGCAACAGCGACGATCTGCACCCAAGTGCCAGCCACGCCACCCGTGGTGCCACCGTTGAAGTTGATGAAGTCGTCGTTAGCGCCAGCGGTGAAGCCCACTGCGGCACCAGAGGTGTCGGTGTCAATGGACAGAACCGAGCCGACAAAACGGTCGGTGCCGTCAGTGCCGATCTTCAGCGAGGAGGTGGCGATGGTGGTGGGAACCCAGATGGTGTAAACAACACCTTCGTTGTTCAGGGTGTTGGGGTCCTGACCGGGGCCAGAGGTGATGTCGTTGTTCGAGGCGTTGATCGTGGGCAGCGTCAACACGACGTTAGCAGCCAGAGTGCCACCAACAGTCAGAATGCGACCGCCATGATCAATGGGATTCAGAGTGGTGCTGGCCGTGATTGCGACAACGGCACCGGGGCCCTGTTGATAAATGCCGCCCAGCGAACGGACGGGACCTTGGAAGGTAGTACGAGCCATTTATGACCTCACATGCGAGTTGGGGTGCTGCTGTCTGCATGTCGTCAGGCCGGGACCTGTCAGCAACACCGGATGACCCCGGGTTTGGAGCAATATAACCCAAAAGAAAAAGGGGCACAAGGCCCCTTTTTCATAGTTTCCGGTCGATTAAGAACCAGAAGAACCCCACATGCCCAGCGGGTCAGACCAGCCGAACGAATAACGCTCGCGGGCCTTGTAGCGGACGTTGCCGGTGTCGAAGTCGCCGTCCATCGAGGTGGTCAGCGCGGCACGCTCGAACATCTTCATGCCGTTGGGAACGTCCGTGGTCAGGAACCAAGCGTTCGTGTCGGTCAAGAAGTGGTTGACGGTGTAGCCGCCAGAGATGGTGCCCAGTTGCTTGATAGCGTTGATGTCGTTATCAGCGGTCGAGACACGCAGCTCGGTGTCCAGCAGACGCTTGGCAACGAACATCAGGCTCGGCGGGATCACCAGCTTGACCGGCTTGGCAGCGATCAGCAGTCCACGCTCATCGGTCCACGCAGCGATTTGAATCGTGGCGTTTTCCAGCGAGGTTTCGTTCAGATCGACGCCAGTGGTCGGGCTGTTGTAGTTCTGGCCGCCGCCAACCAGCGGGTGACCAACGCGGGTGCCGGAGCTGTTCACGCCGAACAGGGACACGCCGTCACCACCGAGGTAGTTCTGGCTGAAGCCGTTGTTCAGGACGGCAGCGCCCTTGACCTGCTTGGTGTAGGACATACCACGAGCCAGAGCCTTGGTGTAGCGGGCAGACAGACTGTCGTACAGGTTGTCTTCCACAGCTTCCTCGGTGATCGAGAAGCCAAGGGCGATGGTTTCGTGGGTGTAGCGAGCAGTGAAAGCTTCCTGCGCGTTGTCGTAAGCGATGGCAGAGCCTTCGTTCTTGACAGGTGCAGCACCGAAACCGGCGAGCTTGGTTTCCTCTTCGAAGGAACGCTCAGACTTTTCGATTTCGTAGATTTCTTTGTGCTCTTCGCCGTAGCGAGCGTACTCCATACCGAACAGCGCGTTCAGGCCGGGGAGGAGTTCCTTAAGTAGCTGTGCACGAGAGATAGCCATTTTATGTTACTCCTTATTAGGCAACGCCGAGGCCGGTGTTGTAGGCATGCGAACCGACGTTGAACTTCACCAACAGATCGGTGTAAGCATCGCCGGGGCCCGAAGCGAAACCAACAACCTTAAAGGCAATAGTGGCGGTAGCGGCCAGCGTGGTGCTAACAGCAGTCGTCGAGTTGCCAGTGGAAGTGGAGCCAGTTTGCGCAGCAGAGAACACCACGTTTGCGCCCAGAGCGGTCTGGCCCAGAGAGCCGTTAGCCTGCACTTGGAACACGGCGCGGTCGTCATCAATGACGTATGCAGTCACAACACCCGTGGTACCCGTGGGGTAGTACTGAGCGTAAATTTGCTGGCCTTGCGCGTTGACATACGAACAGCCAACAAACACACCCACCACACCCGCAGGGAACGGATCAGCGTTAGAACCCACGTTGGTCACAGGGATCAGATAGCCAGAGGTGTTAACAGCGACAACGGTACCGTTGTACATGTTAGACGCCGTACCAGCCGGGTCAATGAGGAACTGCCGGGTGCTGCCTGCATAGGGCAGACCACCTAGCTCATTAACGGCACGGAGGCCGTAGGGAGACTGAGTTGCAGCCATTTATTACTCCAAAGAATTACTTGGAACCAGAACCAAATCCGCTTCCGCGACTGGCCGACGACTTGCGGTCGGCGAACAGAGGCATACGCGGGTCGTTATTTCGCATGAAGCTGTTATCGACAGATTCCATCTGAGCCCGATTCTGGTTTGCGTAATAGTCGTCACGGGCCTGCGCACGTTCACGGGGCATCTTGCAGAGCATGAGGCCGCCGAGTTCGACGTTGCCAGTTTTCGCATTACCTTCCAGCATCAGTTCCGGATGGTCCGCCGCCTTCACCGGCTCCCAACCTTCACGCATCTTGGTAGACACGTTCGTGTTCTGGGCCTCACCAAGGACGTGCGTCGCAATCCAGCGATACACATACCCGGGCTCGGGTGTCGGATCAGGAAGCGCGTTCGGCGGGGTGTACACCAAACGAGCACTTTTGTCGCGTGACACGAGGTCACGAGGGGTCCGGGTAGAAGTTTCAGCCATTCGATTTCTCCAGTTTTGCTACTTCAGCAGCGTATTGCTGCGGGGTCAGTCCGTACTTTTTAGCCAGCGCAACTTGCGTCGGCGTGAGTTGGATTTTCTTTGCACCCGTCGAACGAGACGCCGGGGCAACAACCGTCGTAGGCTTTCTGGAGCCACCGCCGGATTGCGGCTGGGACTTCGTCTCACCGAAAACCTCGGGAAACTTGTCCTTCATGCGAGAGTCGATCCTCTCGAAGTACTCATCAGAGCGGGGGTCTACCCCCGTATTCACCAGTTTTTGATGCAGCCCCAGTGCGAAGCTGGTAAGTTCCTCGTACCCCGGAGAACCGAACCACTGGTTTTTTGCCTGCCAGTTCAGGGTTTTGCCGTCCAGTTCCTGCCGGGGTGCAGGTTGTGAAACAGGTTGTACATCAACTTCCTGCTCTTGTAAAGCAGGTGCCTTAAAAGACTTTGCTGCTTGTACTTTCATCTTAGCCTCCATCATGGCTTCTTGGGCCGCGATGATGGCGTCGGAGTCGAAAGCTTCGTTGGCTTGCCTAAGCTGCTGCTTGGCCTTTTCCAGTTCAGACTCAGCAACCTGCACCTGAGACGCGGCGTACTGCTCCGTCCCGGTCTGCACATACTGCTTCAGTCGCTGGTTCTCTTGAACCATGTGTTGTGCAAGACGCTCCAGCTCTTGCTTCTCGCGCAGGAGTGACTCCTTGGCGCGGCGCTCGTCGTGACGCGCATGGGTCAGTTCCTTGATGCGCTTCTTGACGTTGTCGGAGTACCCGTCGATTTCTTCGTCCGTCGGATCAGCCACTTCACGATCCAGCGGCTTGCGGCCACGGTCACGCTCGGGGGTGTCATCGACGATCTCGATCTCAACGTCATCAGCGTCCGCGCTGATCTTGACCTCGTTTTCCTCCGTAGCCTCGACTTCGACTTTGTTGTCGTCGTCTTGCTCGTCGGGGAACTTATATCCTGACATGGGTACTCCTTTAAGCGCGGGTGAGCCCGCGAGGGTCTTGAACAACACACTCCACCTGATCGTCGTTCAGGACTCGGAACTCTTTTCCGAAAATCTTGAACCGCGTGCCGGTGTAGGTACGCACGAGAACAAAGTCACCTTCCTTGCACCACGCACCCGTGGGGAACTTGGCGGTATCTTTGTACGCGTCGGGGCCGACTCGGAGCACGAACAGCACCGTAGTGGCGTGTTCTTCTACTCGCAAAGTCGCGGCATCTCGAACGAGGTCGAGGGACGTGCCCGCAATCTTTTCATCAACTTCTGGGACGATGCACAACAGCTTGTAACCGGCGGGCGTTGGCAGAGCCGTGGCCTTGGTTTCGTTGTCTGCGTCCGCCTCAGGGGCGTCGATGGGTTGGACGTGCTTTGGCAACGTAATGCCCGGTGGAAGAATAAGACCGGCTTCACTCATCAGATTTCTCTACTTTCTCTGCAAGGTCGAGGAGATGACGCTCTGCGGTGGCTAGACCTTGAATGACACCACAGAGTTTTTGGTACTCGTCAAAAGTGCGACATGCTCCGCCGGCCAAGTCATCGGCGTAGTTGTTCATGTCGGTGCGTATCTTGTCGCGCAGTACGCGTGCGAAGTCTTGGATCATTTAGTGGGACGGTTCCTCTGTTGTTGTGCTTGCGCACGGGATTTTGCGATCTCGATACCCATGCGCGTACCGTCACGCTCTTGCTCAGCCTCCAGCTTGTCGGCCTTGAACGCCGCGTCAATCTGGATTTGCTTTTCCCTGAGTGCCAGTTCGTCTGCCTTGGCAGCCGCGTCGGCCTGAACCTTCTTATCCTTGATGGCCACTTCCTGCGCCTTGATCTGGAGTTCCTGCTGCTGCATCTGGAGCACCGGGTCTTGCGCCTGCTGCTGGGCTTGCTGCTGCGCGGCCATCTGCTGAGACTGTTGCAAGACCTGATTGGCCGCCTGCGCCATCATCTGCGAGAGCGCCAGCTCGATCTCCGGCGGCAGCTTCTCGTCCTCGGGCGGCAGGGGCATGCCAAGCTGCTGCTCGATCTTCTGGCGATAGGCGAAGCCAACGTGCTCGGCAACGTGCGCCATCATGGCCGCTTGGATCATCGGAGCGCGGGGGTTCTGTCCCACAAGCTGCATGATGATCGGGTCCTGCATGGCCGACATGTGCACCTTGATGTGCGACTCATGGTCTTGGTACTGGAACGCTTTGAGCGGCTCGCCCTTGAGCGCAGCCATGTTCTCAGACACCGGGTCCTTGGGCTTCTGGTCGTCTGGCAGGGGCACGAGCTTGTCGGCGTTCTTGATACCCAACACCTCCAGCATCCCACGGTGGAGCTGCGGCATGTTGTAGATGTCCGGCGCGGTTTGCGAGAGCTGGACGACCGCTTGGTACTGCACCAGACGCTGGCTCATCGTGGCCGCGTTGGGGTCCGACACGGGGATGACCTCCACCATGTCGTAGTCGGACTTCTTCACACGGCGTGGTGCATCGTCCTCGGTATCCGGGTCGTAGCTGTACTCCTCGTCCGTGTAGTCGCGGATGATGTCGCGCAGCAGTTGCAGCTCTTGTTTGAGCGCGAAGTGCACCCGAGCTTGGACGGCCGTCATCACCTTGAGTTGCCGCTCCAAGAGCGCCAGCGTGGTACCCACGGGAGCCTGTGCGGACATGTCGGACACCTTCATGTCCGCAGTCGCTGCGAAGCGCCGGCCTTCCTCCACCACCGTGTTTAGCAGGTTGAACAGCGTGGCACTCGGCTCCTTGTAGGGCAGCGGCAGGATGTTGTCCCGCAGCGCGCCCGAGCCAATATCGACGTCGCGGAACTCGCCCGGTGCGATGGGGGTGTCGTCGCCTTTGATCCGCAGACCACGGGACTTCAGACCGCCCGGCAAGTTAGAGAGCGTGCCCGCGTCGATGAGCTGACGCATGA